CGTGCAGGATCAGGAGACTATTCCGGAACCGTCCGCAGAACTCCAGCGGCGCGGCAGGACAAACGGAAGCAAGAAACTCGTACTGACAGGCCTCAGACAGTATAAAGTCGGAGCACCTACAAGACGCGCAGGCCGTGGCGACAGTAATGACCTTGTAATGCTCGATGAGATACGTGAGCAAAGAGACTGGGAGACATGGGCGGCATCCGTAGCGTCTACGAACGCGAAGCCGAACGGCCTTGTTGTCTGCTTTTCCAACGCTGGAGATCCTGACAGCATCGTCCTGAGACAACTAAGAGCGCAGGCAATCAGCAGCATTACAGGAAAAGATGCGGGTAATCCGGGCGGAAACGTGGACGGATCCACGCTGGGCCTGTTCGAGTGGTCCTCTCCCGACGGAGCAAAGACCGACGACATGGATGCTCTTGCGCAGGCAAACCCCGCATTGGGGTACGGATATCTGACAGAGCGGGCACTGCTATCGAACCGCGCGACATTCCCGGAAAACAAATTCCGGTCGGAGTGCATGTGTCAGCAGGTCGAAACGATCCTTCCTCAGCCATTTCCCGACGGAGCATGGGACGCAGGACTCGACAGCTTCTCGCAGATAGCACCGGAATCCGAAATCTATTTTGGCATCGACCTCTCGCAGAACAGACGATGGACGGTTATCGCCGCAGCAGGACTGCGGGAGGACGGCAATATGCACATCGAGGTCGTTGCCAGACAAATCGGCACGGAATGGGCATATAAATGGTTCGAGGAGAGGCAGAAGACAAAGCCGATGAATCTTGCGTTTCAAGGCCGGGGATGTCCTGTTGTTGGCCTTGCGGAACAAATCTGCACACTTCCGAATGTGAACCGGATGCCGATTGAAGGCGGGGAGTTATCTGCATCGTGGGGGCGGTTCTGGGACGGCATTGCGGCAAATGATCCGGAGAGCGTGCGGGGCGGGATGAAGATATTCCATCTGTCACAGCCTATTCTTGATGCGCCCGCAAAGACAATGCAGTTAAGGTCTCTCGGTGGCGGCGTGGAGCTTCCTGACAGAATAAAAAGTCCGGACGACCCGTCCCCGATGATAGCATGCTTTGTCGCATTCGCCGCGGCGACCCAGACGAGAAGGCAAGATAAAAAGATTTATGACAGCAGTTATGCGCAGGGCGGCACGCTTATGTTCGCATGATGGAGGGCATAGACATGCCAGTGATTCAGAGATTGAAAAATTTATTCGGACGAAACGTGTTCTACGTGGTCACGCCGGAGGAAATGCCGCGAGTTGGCAAAATGACCGCAAGGCAGTTATATGCGACACAGGCAAATTTGCACGCGGTGGTTTCATTTCTTGCCGACAGCGTGGCGCAGCGTCCGTTTAAGGTATACATCCGCGATGACGAGAACAGCCGGAGGCGAGACCGTGACAGCGTGGCCGCAAAACTACTGTGGAAGCCGAACGCAGATCAGACCGCATACGAATTCATCAACGCGCTAACTGTTGAGCTGCTTCTCATGGGGTGTGCCGTGATGTGGCTTCTTCCGGATCCGGACAGCGAGAGCGGCTACCAGTTACGCATTATCCCGCGCGAATGGATTGTTGACACGGAAAGAGCGACAAATTACGCGCCCGATGTTTTGAAAGTACACACCGGAGCGGGACAGTTCATCGATATTCCACGGACAGAGTTTGTGCAGTTTCGGATGTATTCGCCCGGCAATCCCGGAGGTTACCAGTCACCGATTGCCGCCCTCCGTCAGACATTGCTTGAGCAGATTGAGGCCGACCGCTTCCGGACACAGATTTACAAGTCTTCCGGACGGTTCAACGCTTACATCACAAGGCCGAAAGACGTTCAGCCGTGGGATGACGAGACAAAGCGCAAGTGGTTAACGACCTTCCGTGAAGGATGGGCACAAGAGGGTGGAAACTCCGGTAAAATGCCGTTGCTTGAAGACGGCATGGAGATAAAGCCGTATCAGTTCAACGCAAAGGAAGCACAGTATGCGGAGACCAAACAGCTGTCACGCGAGGATGTCGCGGCGGCGTTCCACGTCAACCCGTCACTGATATGGCACACGACTACACAGACCTATGCCAGTGCCAAAGATAACGCACGTGCTTTGTATGCCGATTGCCTGGGCCCGACATTACAGATGCTCCAACAGAGGATTAATTCTTTCCTTCTCCCGATGATTGGAGTGGATTCGCACACATATGTCGAATTTGATTTGACGGAAAAGCTGAAGGGTTCCTTCGAGGAACGTGCAAGTATCCTGCAGGCATCCGTCGGCGGCCCCTGGCTCACGCGCAATGAGGCCAGGGCCGACAACAACCTTCCTCCGATTGAGGGCGGCGACGACCTGATTGTTCCGCTCAACGTCCTGACAGGCGGTCAGGCGTCTCCACAGGATACGCACATGGACGAGCAGGAACCGATGACGACGGAGCCCGCCGAACCTGTAAAGATGCGGAAGAAGTCGGAGGCGGAAAAAGTCAGAGTCAAGGCCCGCTCGACAAAGGAAGAAGATGAGCGCATGGCGGAAATCCTGCAAAAGTTCTGGAAGCGTCAGGCAAACAGTGTGCTTCCGAAACTCGGTGCAAAATCCGCGTCATGGTGGGATGAAGACAGGTGGAATGATGAGCTTGCGGAAGACATAGAACCGCTGCTCAACAGCATTGCGGATGCGCACGGCAAGGAAGTCGCGGATAGTATCGGGTTCGATTATGACGGAAGCCGCACGAGAAAGTATCTCGAAGCGCTCGCAAAAGCGAGGGCACAGGCAATCAATGCGGCGACTTACAGGAAATTACAGAATGTGCTCGAAGATGCGGAAGATGAGGAAAACACTCCATCACACGTCTTCGATGTCCGCCAGAACAAGGATTCGCTGACGTTTGGGCGATCTCTCGCACTGACAGCAGCGGGATGGGCGGCAACACACGAAGCGCCACAGCAGGCAGAGAGCCACGGGATTCATCGCACCGTTGAAAAGATGTGGGTGACAGGCGACAATCCGAGGCCTGAACACGCCATGATGAACGGCGAGACCGTACCGATTAACGAGCCTTTTTCCAATGGCTGCGAATGGCCGGGAGATGAAGGGGGTGATCCGGATACCACATGCGGATGCAACTGCAGTACCGAGGTAATCATCAGCTATTAAGGAGACGGAATGATACATGTTATTACTGGCCCGCCATGCGCAGGGAAATCGACATATGTACGCGAAAACGCCAAAAGCGGAGACTTGCGCATTGATTATGACATTATTGCGCAGGCGCTTGGAGCGGAAAACAGCCATGCGGCGGAAGGACTTGTTAGACAAGCCGCTTTCGATGCGAGGGAGGGCGCGATTCAGACCGCGCTCAAGAATGCGGATGCTGAATCATGGATCATACATACATCACCATCAGCAGAACATATGAAGCTGTACCAAGAAGCCGGCGCCGATGTGGTCGCGCTCGATCCCGGCTATGACGTATGCATGGAACGCGCTAAACAGGACGGAAGGCCACAGCAGACTATTGACGGAATAGAAAAATACTACTCCGGCAAGAAAGGACGCACTATGGAACACAAATACAAAGAATTTCCGATGCAGAAGTCGGAGGGAGATGCCGGAACAATCTCCGGTTACTTTTCCACCTATGACAGGATTTCGGACAGTTACGGCGATGTGATCGCAAAAGGAGCATTTACAGAAACGATTCAGAAGCGCAAAGAGTCAGGGCATCCGTTCCCGCTCTGCTGGAACCACGATCTGAATCAGATTATCGGTTCTGTCGATCCTGACAATATTAAAGACACTGACAAAGGCCCGCTGATGACAGCGAGCTTTTTTAATTCCGAACTTGCGCAGGAAAAGCGGGAGATCGTCAAGAGCGGCGTGGTTTATCAGTTCAGCTTTGCCTATGACGTTCTTGAGGCCGGCCCCGTCGAGCTGGAAGACGGAATCAAAGCAAACGAGCTGCGCAAGCTCGACCTGTTCGAGGTCAGCATTGTCCCGATTCCGGCAAACCAGAACGCGATCATGACGGATGTCAAGGCCGGACGCCGCAACAGCAAATCAGATGCGGACATTTTAAGACAGATCAGAAGTCTCGTTGACCAGCTTCTGGAAGACGAGGTTGATGACACAGAGGAACCCGACGACGGAGAGGACAAGCCCGAAGCCAATGAGGCATCAGAGGAGCCGAAGGCGAGCAATCCGGAGAAAGAGGATCTTCTGGCATATATCAAAAACATGGAGGTATAAGACTA